ATATACGCTTGGCAACACCACCAAGAGGCGGTTTGTTAATTACTCCAGAAGAAGAAATGGCAGCACAAAGAGTAAGAGATTTAATTCAATCAGGAGATTTAATACCACCCGCCCCTGTCTTTGGTTCTGGTTTACCTATGACAGATGGCGAGATGGCGATGTTTGATCAAGAGCCAGAAAGTTTTGAAATGACACCACAATACGATGTGGATGCACAACCAATTAAATACAAACCCTTTGATTTTACAAACATACAAGCAGCATTGGACAGTGTTGTTCCAGTAAGAGGTGGTGGAATAGGCACTAGAGGTGGTGGAAGAATAAGGAGATAGCATGGCTACTAGAGAGGAAGTATTAGAATCAAACGAAGCAGAGCTAATTTTAAAAAGCGATACATTTAAAAAAGCGATACAGAATTTAAAGCAAGAATATGTTGCATTATGGATGAGCAGTCGAGGCGAGAACGATGTTGCCTTTCGAGAAACTCTGCATAATGCGATAAATGTTTTACCAGAAGTGGAGAGGCATCTACGCATCTTGGTAGAAAAGGGGAAGATAACGAGTGCACAAGTCAAAAAATTGCACAATTACATATAACTAGGTAAAATTTTTAAAATTAAGGAGTGATTATGAGCAATAACGCAAAGCCGATTGCCTTACAATCAAATTTAGATAAAACTGTAAGTTCATTTGAAACTTTTCTGACTCCACCAGAGGAAGTAACAGAAGAAGCTCAAGCAGAACAAGCAGAAACATCTCCAGAAGATGTCGTGGAAACAGAATCAGAAGCGGAAGTTGAAGTTGAGGCGGAAGCAGAGGTTGAAGTTGAAGATGACTTTGAGGAAGGGGAAGAAGAAGTAGAACAGTCTTTAGAAGAACAAACAGAAGTAGAGGAAGAACTGCAACCTGATGTTTACACCGTAAAGATTGATGGTGTTGAACAAGAGGTCACGTTAGATGAACTCCGAAACGGATATTCTCGTCAGCAAGACTATACTCGCAAAACTCAAGAACTGGCACAGAAACGCAAAATTTTTGAAGACCAGCAAGCAGAGTTAGCGAAAAAAGATGCTATTTACGCTCAGTTGTTGCCTCAGTTAGAGGCAAGTTTAAATGGCGAATTGGAAAACGAACCAGATTGGGCAGCACTGTACGAATCTGATCCTATTGGGTATGTTCGTGAAAAAGACGTTTGGGATGAAAAACGAAAAAAATTGGATGCAGCAAAAGCTGAAAACAAAAGATTGCAAGATGAAGCAATACAAAAACAGCAAGAGCAAATTCAAAAATATGTTGAGTATGGTCATCAACAATTAAAAGAAAGGATTCCTGAATGGTCTGATGTTGAGAAATCTCAAAAAGAGAAACTCGCAATCACAAACTACGCAGTTAATGAACTTGGGTTTACTCAAGATGAAGTTAATCAGGTGATAGATTATAGAGTGTTACTTGGTTTACGAGATGGGATGCTATACCGAAAACAAATGGCAGCAACCAAGAAGAAACCAACCCAGAAAGCAGCTTCAAGAGTTGCAAGACCTGGAACAGCCAATAAGCCTAAAACAGCAACGCCAGTGAAAAAAGCAAAACAAAGGTTAGCTAAATCTGGCAAAGTGCAAGATGCAGCTAAAGTTTTTGAACAATTAATTTAAAGGTATAAAAAAATGGCAAAAGTAACAAACGCCTTTGACACATATACTGCGACTGCTGACAGAGAATCATTGTCGGATACTATCTACAATATCTCTCCAATGAGTACGCCTTTTATGAGTTCTATAGGCAAAACAAATGTAAAAAATGTCCAATTCGATTGGCAAACAGAAGCCCTACCTACTGCATCTGGCACAGGTCAGTTGGAAGGTTTCGAGCTATCAAGAGCAGCTTCTACTGCTACAGTTAGAGAAAGTAACGTATGTCAAATCTCAAGCAGAGATGCAACTGTAACTGGTACGCAAAATGCTTCTGATGCGGCTGGAAAACGCACAGAAATGGCCCATCAACTAGCCATTATGGCTAAAGCTTTGAAGCGCGATATGGAAACGGCCTTATGCTCTAAAGTAGCTAAAAATGCTGGTAACGCGACTACTGTTCGTCAAACTGGTGGTTTTGAAACTTGGACAGAAACAAACGTATCGCGTGGTACTAATGGGGCTGGTGCTGGAAACGGTGCTGCACCTACTGATGGTACACAACGCGCATTTACTGAAACTATCCTAAAAGCAGTACAACAACTCTGCTTTGCAAACGGTGGTGAGCCTTCAATGTTGATCGTTGGCCCACACGTTAAAGGTGTTGTTTCTGGGTTTACTGGTCGTTCATCGGCAAGACAAATGATTGATGCTAATACTGTAGAAGCATCAGTTTCTATCTATGCTGGTGACTTTGGTGAATTGCAAGTAGTTCCTTCGAACTTTAGTAGAGCAAGATCAGCGTTATTTGTTGATCCTGATTACGCTAAAGTAGCTTACTTGAGAGACTTTGAAACTATCGACATCAGCACAATTGGTGATGCAATGACAAAAATGATTGTCGTTGAATTTGGTTTGGAAGTATCAAATGAGAAAGCACACGGAATCGCTGCTGACTTATCAACATCGTAAGTTAAACCGAGAGGGGCGGAAACGCCCCTCATTTTTATTGGAATAATCATGGCAAGAAGAACATTAATAGACTCTAAATCAGGATTTATGAGTGAGTTTGCTACAGAGGATGAGAAGAACATTTATCACAGTTCCCAGAATGTTCAGCCTATTTTGGATAATGTAAAGAATTTATCTTACGATACGCAAGGTAAAGAATTAAAGCACGTTGCAGAAGTACCTATGGTAATATATCAAAAAGCAGTCAGAGAAGGCTGGGCGAAAGATAGGAAGCAATGGAAGAAATGGCTTAATGACCCAGACAATAAACTATTTAGAATATGGCAAGGTAGAGTATGAATTACAGCGAGCTTAAAACAAACATAGCCGATTACTTAAACAGAAGTGATCTAACTTCACAGATTGATATATTTATTGATACTACCGAAGCAGAATTAAATAGAAAGGTGAGAGATAAAGATATGATAAAGAGGGCAACGGCTACAGCCGATGCTCAATACTTAACCTTACCTGATGATTGGTTAGAGGTAATAAATGTAGAAATACAATCAGGCGACTTTTCTCCATTGTTACAACAATCTATAGAATCATTGGATGTATTTAGAAAAGCCAATGATGATTCATCAGGTCAGCCAAAGTATTTTGCTATTGTAGATGGCACATTAGAACTTGCCCCTACCCCTGACACTTCATATACATTACAATTAACTTATTATGGTAAAATCACCGCGTTAAGCGACTCGAACACCAGTAATTTTGTTTTAGCAAGCCACCCAGATGTTTATTTATATGGTGCGTTAAAGCAAGCCTCTATTTATCTTATGGAAGATGATAGAGTTCAGATGTTTACTGCGCAATTTGAATTGGCTTTAGAAGAAATGCGTATGCAACAAGAAAGAGCTGCGTTTGGCAAGGGTTCTTTGATACCAAGAAAAAGAACTTATGGTCAACGCAAGAAAACAACATATTTTATGAGAAATTAGAAGGAATAGAGAATGGCTGGATTTACAGATTATTTAGAAGATAAAGTCTTGGATCATGTATTTGGTGGTAGTGCTTACACAGCACCCAGCACTTTATACGTTGGTTTATTTACAGCAGCACCCTCTGATACTGGTGGTGGTACTGAATGTTCTGGTGGTTCATACGCAAGAAAAAGTATGGCTGCTATGACTGTATCAGGCACTTCACCAACCACAGCAACCAATGGAGCAGCCGTTGAATTTGTTACGGCTACTGGCTCTTGGGGAACAGTAACCCATGTAGGTATTTTTGATGCCGCATCAAGCGGTAACTTGTTAGCCTGGGCTGCATTGTCTGCTTCTAAAGCAGTAGCAAGTGGTGATGTATTTAGATTCGATGCTGGTGATTTAGACGTTACATTGGCGTAATCAATGGCCTCAGTAGGCTATGGATACGGTGGCTATGGTAAGTCACACTATGGTCAACCCATATTTCAGTTTGGCGAAGCGACTCTAGCGCAAACGTCAGGATTATCTGCATCTGCGTCTATGACGTTTGCAGTATCCGCAACATCAGCACAAACATCAGGTGTAACGGCTTCTGGAACTTTACTCAAGTTAGGTGCAAGCACGATTGCACAAACATCTGCTGTAACCGCAACAGCCGAAGTAGTAAAACTGGGTTCTGCTACTATGGCACAAACCTCTGGGTTTACTGCAACTGGCAGACAAATAGATCGTGGTGAAGCTACCATCGCTCAAACTTCTGGATTCTCAGCTACCGCAGAATTAGTCAAACTTGGTACAGCAACCATAGCACAAACCTCTGCGGTGAGTGCAACAGCCGTTATTGTTCTAAGTGCATCAGCTACAAGCGCACAAACTAGCGCAGTAAGCGCATCAGGAACATTAGTTAAATTAGGTGTAGCAACCTCGGCAGAAACATCAGGATTTAGTGCTACCGCAGAACTGGTAGTATCGGGTGAGGCTACTATAGCGCAGACAAGTGGAGTTACTGCGCTTGGTAGTATAAAATATTCTGGTGTAGCGACTATCGCACAAACATCTAGTCTTTCCGCCATTGGTGGCTTAAAATGGGAAGATGATACTGTAACGACAACCACATATACGGATCAAACAGTAACGACAACAACTTGGACAGACCAAACTGATCCGTCAACGTCTTGGTCAGAAGCAGCTTAACATAGGATAGAAAAATGGCAGATACAACAACTACGAATTTAAGTTTAACAAAACCCGAAGTAGGGGCGAGTACAGATACTTGGGGTACGAAAATAAATACTGATTTAGATACCATAGATGCAATATTTGGTGCATCAGGTACAGCCGTTAGTATGGGTGCAGTTACATTTACCGAAATTAAAAGTGCAACCTCTGGAACATCAAACTTCATAGCGGGTGTAAACGCGGGTAACTCAATCGCATCAGGCGGTAACTACAATGTCTGCGTAGGTGATGAAGCGGGTACTGCGATTACGACTGGTGATAATAATATTGCTATTGGTTATCAGGCTTTAGATGCAGAAGATACTAGAAGTGACTCTATTGCAATAGGTTACCGTGCTTTAACTGCACAAAACGGAGATACTGCAAATACCTACAACATAGCTATAGGTACTGATGCTGGACTAGCTCTTACAACAGGAAATAGAAATGTTTATATCGGTGCGTTATCAGGTGATGCTAACGTAACAGGTGATGGTAATACTGCACTTGGACACAATACTTTATCAACTAATACGCACTCAGAAAACAACGTAGCTGTAGGCTATGAAGCTCTAAAGACTTTTAATGTTGGTTCTGGCTCTGGTTTTAATGTTGCAGTAGGAAGCGTAGCTTTAACAGCTTGTACTACTGGAACTTATAATACAGCAGTCGGTGGTAGTGCTTTAACAGCTAATACAACAGGAAGTTATAATACAGGACTGGGTTATAGAGCTTTAGAGGACAATACAACTGGTGTAAGAAATACAGGTGTTGGAAGACTGTCGATAGGAAATAATACTGAAGGAAGTTATAACACAGGAATAGGTTATTCTTCATTAGCAGCAAACACAACTGCTGATAATAATACTGCATTAGGGTATGGTACTTTAGCATCAAACACAACAGGTACTCAAAATGTAGCAGTCGGAGCAAATGCTTTAGATGCTAATACCACAGCGTCTAATAATGTTGCAGTTGGACACGATGCTTTATCAGCGAATACAACTGGATCGCAAAACGTAGCAGTAGGACAAAAAGCCTTAGAAGCTAATACAACAGCAAACGACAATACTGCTGTAGGTCTTGTTGCTCTTACATTAAATACAACTGGAGCTTCTAATACAGCAGTTGGAAAAGGAGCTTTATCTGCAAATACTACCGCAAGTAACAATACTGGTGTTGGTTACCACGCTCTCGATTTAAACACTACAGGTGCAAATAATCAAGCATTTGGAACTTATGCTTTAGCATCAAACACCACAGGTTCTAATAATACCTCAGTAGGCTACAACGCTTTAGGAGCTAATACTACAGCAAGCTCTAGTACAGCTGTAGGTTTTAGGGCTGCTCAGGGAATAACTACAGGTACTACTAATGATTTTTTTGGTGACAATTGCGCTACCAATCTTACTACAGGCTCATCTAATACATTAATTGGTAATAACATTAGTACAGCAGCATCAACCACTAATAATGCTAATGGTTTAGGATTAGGTCTTACTTGCGCAGACAACTACACAACTATAGGTCAAAATGCTGCTGATATTCGGGCAGCACACGGAACTGCATCTTGGGCAGCAGTATCGGATGAAAGAGTCAAGAAAGATATTGAAGACTCTACTGTAGGTTTAGCCTT